GTGTGCGTTTCTGTTGATAGCAACAATACGCTCGTTCTTAACAGTGTCAGACAAACCTGAGATAGAGGACCTCTTAGATGTCAGGTTCCCCAGAGACATACTTCACAGTGTGTCAAAAGGGAATATGACAGTCTGGATGCCAGGCATCCCTTGGAAACTCGCACGATTCTTGGAGACCCTTACAGGGTTAGATATCGTGCGCACTGCCGCTTCCGGGCAATGGTGGATCTTGAAAGGCAACGGAGAGACTAGAGTACGGCAATACTCTAGGCCTCTTTGTAAGTCCGATAGAAGAGATTTGCTCCGAATGTGGCCAGGAGATTCCCATGTTCTCGACATCCTATCTTGGAGCGACCAATTCAAGTTCAAGGAGATGTGGAGAGCATTGGGCAGTGCGTTCTGTCAGAAGTGGGGCATTCGTGACATTTGCAAGTTCAGCATGTCGAACAACAAGCTCTGGAAAAACATAGATCCAATCAGTGACACGGAGATCTTGTTCAACAAGCCTGTCTTGCAAGACTTCACAGACGCATGGGCAGACCTCTTCTCGATCATCTTACACCCTAGTTGGGAGCTGATGAAAAATCAGGGATGGGAAGATTTCAAGAAGTTGGAGAAGTTGTTGGCTGAAGAATGCTCAGAGTTCAGAGTTGGTGCTAGAGATGCAGTTACCCAGGCTAAGAAAGCCATCTATGCTGAGAAGGTCGCCAAGAAGAAGATCCAGCAAAAGTTGACCCTTAAGAAGGAGGAGAAAGTCGTTGAACCAATTCATGTTGGGAGACTGACTGACTCCCTCCTTCACAAGATGAAACCTCTAAAGCCAGAGGATGCTGGAGTTATACTTAGTATCTCAGACATTGAGGGCATTCAGATAGCCAAAGAAGACTTGGGATCGGACTTCACTTACGGATTGAGAGGTGGCCAAATGACTTATGCATACAGCGCTCCTGATGGAAACTGTTGGAGATATGCACTGAAGTCATTTCTGGTCAATGTCCCTGAAGATGATTCTGCTACCATTGATGGCTCTATTCTCCTTTCCACCTTGGACAAGTACAAAATTCCATACGGAATAAACAAGTATCCAAGTTGGGGTGTCGCGGTGATTGGAACTGGAGAAGTGAAGCATGCCATCGTCATCCGACCCATGAAGTGGATTCCCCTGATGTGGAGTGGTTGGGGAGAGAAAAAGACGATTACAACCGCACTTGTTTCCCAAGTCACCCCAGTCCGAGAAGTCGTTCCTGGAAGAGCAAAAGCCTATCAGCTCATTGACGTCGCAGTCAGGAAACTGTTCTCAGGCAGAGATAGCTACGGGATCGGTGAGATGACCATGTGGGAAGAGGACATTCTGAAGTGGATGTGGCTGAGACACCTTCCTAGTGAGAACCCTCACAAATTTGAGCCTAAATGGAGTGATTGTGATCCAACCATGTTCTCCACCAAGTTCCTTTTAGGGTGGGCCAATGCGAACAAGAAGAGATATCCAGACATTTGGACAGCAGTCAAATCTGAGCTTCCTCCGGTGACCTACATCCCGAACACCAACGTAGACTTCGCGGTAGGAGCCATTGGGATTCCAAACTGGATGATAAGAGTGAAGAACTACTTCTTTGGCACACCTTGGAGCCAAGCCTCGCTCTGGATCAAGTTCTGGAGAGTGATTATCGTGTGGAATGGGTTGAGTGTCCTGTGTAACAAGAGTGTTATAAAAGCGATCAAGATGACGACAAGGATGCTCTCCTTCTGGTTGAGACATTATGGTATTAGAGCCATCTCGATGTCACTACACCTGATTCTGTACTTTGCTTGGGAAGCCATTGTTGTGTCATGGGACTTCATTTCAGAATTGATAGCAGAACTTTGGGCTCTTTTCGTCTTCCACTTCATCACTGTTCTCATCATCACAAAATTCTGCCACTGGCTCTGTGCAGCAACAGCTAAGATGATCAGAGGTGGAGCAACAGAAGAAATAATGAAGTTGCCTTTTCCCCCTCGAAGTGACGAACAATTGGCGAAACTGTATCTCGAGAAGATTAATAGCTCAATAGATGGCAAGAAGATTAGCGGTTGGAGCTCTATATCGTACGCAGGATTCAATGAGAGTGGCGAGATCAGAACTGAAGGACTGACCAACACTTCTCTCGTCTACTTAGCCAATAATGGGCTTCAGGTCTTGAGTGATCGAACAGGGAATTTGACCATGGGACATGCAGGGCATCCGTTCATGAGGAGATGCTCCGACATAGCGAGAAACGAAGCTGAAAATAGAGCTCTGGCTAGATTCATGAAAGATTATCGCTCTGGACGACGAAATTTTCTCCTCGTGGATGTTGGAGCTAAAGTTGCTTCTGTTGGAAAGAGAAACCACAACTGGTGGTTCGCAAGTGAAGATAGCGATGCTCAAGGATATTTGATGGCAGACAATTTGATTCCCACTGTCCACGAAGTGCTGCTTAGACCTAAGCTCATAGCTGCTGATGAGACTTATTGGCTTGAGCTTGGCCTCACAGAAGGAGCCGAAAATGAAACAGTTGTTCGACAGAGAAAGGAAGTAGTCACCAACAACGGAGGTGTTGAAAGACGCAGGACAACCCACTACGCGAAGAGAATTCGTACTTGGACTCTGGACATGACCGTACAAGAATGGGATGATGCTTGGTCCAAGACAAAAGACCAGTGGAAGAGAGTTCATAAGAGGAGAAATGATACTTGTTGGGATTTGGTGCAACAAATTCGACAAACTCAATGGGAATCAGTGTACACATTCTGCAACGATGCCCATTACTACTTCCCCACTTGGGTTCAGAAAGATGATTTTCTCAAGACACAGCCATGGTACATCTCAGGGATGAGCTTCTCCAATATCAACGGCTTCTATGATCTTCCTCAGCAAAGTGGTGAATTAATCCTTCACAATGGCAAAGATGGCAAAATGAAAGTCTCCATGCACTCTTTCAGAAATAAGAAGCAGTATGAACATGATGCTACTTGGGTGCCCTTGGCAGACTGGAGTTTGAACCTCGGATGGCTCTGCTTCTTCCAGAAGACGTGTGTGTGGAATGACACCAAAGCGGTTGTTCACAGGAATAATCAGTGCAGTTTCTACCACTGGCCTGTGCGAAGATGGCTAGAGAGATTCATCCAGAAGCTGGAAGGACTGGAATGGAAGACTCTCTACCTCTCATCCTTCGAGACGAAGACCACAGATCTGAAATCTGATTCATATTTGTATGAATGTGTCGAGCTCCTGAATGATCCGAACACATCGGTAGAGTATGGATGGTGGATTTCTAGAATGATCAAATGGAGTGAGGTCCCATATACAAGGGTGTACATCGTGCGAAAAGGAGGTTGGAAAATCTTTGCGCCTTGGAGAAGATTCAGAGACAAGATCAGCCTAGTCTGGTTGGAGTCTGAGAACTACTACATTGACAAGTGGATATTGTGGAGTGGTCTCAGGAGATTCAGTACTGTCAGATCTTTCGATTGGAGCAAAGACAGACTGGATGATTTTGCTGTTTACTGGGTGAATCCTTGGATAGAGACAAGTTTCTTCATCGGTAGTGTCGATCCTCATAGAGAATACCAGGACTGGAAGACTGCATCTTGGATGGGGAAGTCCTGGAAAGATTGGAAAACTACCATGGCGAAAGCAGTGAGAACTCCGACCATTAGAGAGAAAGTCGAGAAAGTCGATGTTCCAGCAACAAGCGTCAAAGAAGAGTACTACGAGAGATACCCTGTGAACGAGGAGAACATTGACCCAAATCGGGCTTTAGTGCGAACTGAAGAAACGGAAAGCCTGCTCAAATACCTTAAGCTGTACCTAGTGACATATTGCTTAGTCTGGAAGGCATCAAGGATTGCTACAATGACTTGGCATGGAGTCAGATTTGTTCTGAAAGGTCTTGTTGCGAAGGCGTATGAATGGGATTCTAAAGATCCTGGCAACAAGATAGCTGCTTTATTCCTCAGACAATTGAAGAGCAAGCTTAAGCCGAATCCTGTCATCATCGCGGAATTTAAAGAGTGGTATTCAAATTTTCTGGACTCCAAATTCAAGAACTTCGGAAACGGATCGAAATTGATGACTTTCAAAGAGTGGATCACAACCAAGACTGCCTGGGATGATGCCAAAAAGATCAAATACCTGGCTTCCTATGAGAAAGTCATTGGAGCAGAAAAATTCAAAGTCAAAGACTGGGAATATGCCTTTTCAGCTATGGTGAAGTCTGGGGAAGTTTACTTCAGAGACACAAGCTTGAGAGATAGCTTTAACAGACTGATGAAGAGACCTGATAGACCTAGGCTGATCTTCAATCCTTCAGACGCTGCTTGCGGAATCATCACGTGGGTTCAGCAAAAGATGTTCACTGACATCAAGAAAGTGATTCCAGGATTCATACAAGGATTGACCTGCAACGAGATGAAGGATGTGATCAAGAAAGGCATCTCTAAGATCCGAGATCCAGTGTGTATCTCTTCAGATGGATCTGCATTTGATAGTCATCAACACGTGGAGTGCATAGAAGCGATAGACCATCAAATGTGGAAACTGTTCAAGCCAAAGATCGAGTGGGCTCTGAATGAGTTAGGCCTGAATGGAAAAGTGTTGAGTGAGGGTGTGTGTTGGCAAGCCACTAGAACAATTGCCACTCTCTTCATCCAGCTTCCAGGATGGGACATGCTGGCCCCCAAGATCTTGAGAGCAAATGAGGCTGTAAGAAGATTCTTCCCAGTTCGAGGAGGAGATTGGTTGAGCATTCAGCTTCAAGGCACAGTTTTCTCAGGACATCCTACCTTGACTACATTAGGCAACACGATGAGATCTATAGCTTACCACGAGTTCATCTGTCACAAGGCAGGCCTTCAGAAAGACGAATATTTTGTGATAGCCTCAGGAGACGACGTGTGCGTGTGGATCGAGAGAGCAAAGCAGGAGAAGTATGTTGAGCAGATGCTCTTGCTCACATCGAGAGACACTGAGGACCGAACAGTGGGTCTTGGACAGTGCATCAAGGAATGGAAAGTCTCTGAATGGTGGGATATGGACTTTTGCTCGAAGAGATGCTTCCTTCAAGATGGAGTGTGGAGAATTTGTAGAAACGTCAGCAAGCAATGGACTGAGAAGATGTTCTACATCGGTTCTAATGTTCTCTTCAGAAAGAGACCTGAACTCCATCTGGCTGCAATGGCTAGCAGTGCGAAAGCTGAAGCACCTTGTAAAGTGCTACATGAATTTTATCGGATGAGGATGGCAAGAATGAGAGACTGCTCATCTGGTAAAAGGAAAGAGTGGATAACCCGCTGGCTAGACGACAACAGCTCAAAAGAAGATTGTGAAGAAATCGAGAGAGCTGTAGCCCAATGGACTCAAGAATCGAAGAGAATGGGCTGGTCCGACCTCGAGCTTGAATTCAGTGCTGAAATATCTAGATCCTTCCTAGATTCAGCAGGCTGGTCTATCAATACTTGGATAGACTATGCCAGTGGCTTGAATGAAGTCACCCTGGATTAAGTTGCTCCTGACCTCAGGTCATGCTTGACTTATTAAGAGATCAAACAACGGAGAATGCTTTCTCCCTTCGAGAAAACTAGTGCACTAGCTTTCTCAAAGACCAGGCACCGATAGCCTTAAACATGGACACCGAAG